CGATCAGCTTGCCAAGCTGAGACGGGTCGCGCGGACGTTGGGGACGACGGCGTGCCATAGTGGCAGTATGCTGGCCCGCGCATCGCGCGCAAGTGGGGCTGAATTTCAAACTGAGGCACTACCCCACGGCGCTCCCGTTTGACGGCCGCGGCCACGCCTGATATATTGACCGCGTCCCCCTTTGGACTTTTTCTCCCTGCGGCCCCGCTCCATCCCGTCCTTGAGTGGGGCCGCTTTTTTTGGCACTGTCGCCGGCCAGCATGGCAGACGACCCCCTGATCATCGACGAGCCGCCGGCGGATACCGCCGCGGCCGTGCAGTTGCCGGCGATCGATGTCGCTCCGTTCCCGCGCGAGCGCTTCCTGAATTGGTGCCGAAGCCTCAAGGTCAACACCAAGGACCATGGCATCCGGCCGTTCGCGCTGTTAGGCACGCAGCGCTACATTCTTGATGAAATCTGCAAGGGCATCGCCGAGGGCGTCACCACCTTCGTTTTCCTCAAGGCGCGCCAGATCGGAGCGTCCACATTCTTCATCGCGCTCGACCTGTTCTGGGCGTTCGAGCACGCCGGTCTGTCCGGCGCCTTCGCCACCCACACCGATCAATCGAAAAATCAGTTCCGCCAGATCATCCGCGTGTTCTTCGCCCACCTGCCCAAGACCCACAAGGTCAAACCGCAGAAAGAAAACCGCGACATGCTGATCCTGAAAAACGACAGCATGTTCGTCTATCTGGTCGCCGGCATCAAACAGAAGGAAGTGAGCAACCTCGGCCGCTCCGGTGCGTTTAATTTCCTGCATGCAACCGAGGTGGCGTTTTGGGGTTCGGAGGAAGATAAGAAGGAATTGTTCGCCACGCTGTCGACGCACTACCCGCACCGCATGACGGTCACGGAAAGCACCGCCAATGGCTTCAACCATTTCGAGGAACAATGGAACGCCGCCAAGCAATCGCCGACACAGCGCGCGATTTTCGTCGGCTGGTGGCGCAACGAGCTCTATGCGTTCGCCAAAAATCATCCGTGGTATCGCATCTACATGCCGGAAGGAGAAGCCACGCCGCTGTCGCCGCTCGAGCGCCGGCGCGCCCGGCTGGTCAAGGAGCAGTACGGGTTCCAGATCGCTAGCGAGCAGATCGCCTGGTATCGCTGGAAGCTGACCGAGCAGACCGACGGCGACCAGGCCAAGATGGACGAGATGTTCCCTTGGCTCGAGGAAGATGCCTTTGTCGCCACCGGCGCCAAGTTCTTCACCAACGAGAGCCTGACCGAGGCGATGCGCGCCGCGCGCAAGATGCCGCTCCTGCCCTACCGCTATCGCGTGAGCGAGCGCTGGGAGGACTTGCTGGTGCTGCCGGCACAGCAGAAAGGGGCCGAACTCAAGCTGTGGCAGGAAGCGGTGGCGAACGGCGTCTATGCGATCGGCTGCGACCCGGCCTATGGCTCGTCCGACGACGCCGATCGCACCGTCGTTCATGTCGGCCGCTGCTTCGCCGATCGCCTCATCCAGGTCGCCGAATTCTGCTCGCCGCGGGTGTCGACCTATCAGTGTGCGTGGATACTGGCGCACCTGTGCGGCTATTATCGCAACTGCGTGGTCAATCTGGAAATCACCGGACCGGGCACGGTGGTGTTCGACGAATTGAACCGGCTGCGCGTCGAACTCGCCAATGCCGATGTTCCCGAGAAGGGCGCGGCCGATCTGCGCAGCGTCTTGTCGAACATGAAGCATTATCTCTACCGCAAGCCGGACAATCCGACCGGCGGCCTTGCCTTCCAGTGGCGCACCACCCAGGAAACCAAGACCGTCATCATGAACGGCTTCCGCGACGCCTTCGAGCTTGCCCGGCACATCGTCGCCTCGATGTATTGCCTCGAGGAAATGAAATCGGTGGTGCTCGAAGGCGGCTCGATCCACGCCGAGGGCCGCAAGAAGGACGACCGGGTGATGGCTGCGGCGCTGGCGCACGAGGCATGGCGGCGATGGGTGCAGCCGCGCATGCACGCCTCGGGCCTTACCTATGACAGAGTGATGAAGGACGACGTCACCGGCGGCCCGTCGAAGCTCGAGAAGATCGCGATCGACTATCTGCGGCGCGCTGGCGTGCTCAAGGCGGGACAGAACATCGGCGCACCATGACCCGGCTCTACGACATGAAACTTGAGGATTTGCGCCGCGAACTGCTGCGCTTCCGCTACGACGCGCAATACAAGGGCCGCGACCGGCGCGTGCCGCTGCAGGCGTTCGCCGCCTTCGTCGGCGTGTCACGGCAGACCCTCTATGAGCTGATGGCGCGCCGCCCGCTGTTCGATTTAACGCCGCGCACGCGCTCGCGCATCGTGCAGGGCGTGGCGATGGTGCTCGAACAGGGATTGCGCTGGCGCCGGCGCCAGCAGGTGTGGGAACCGTACCTGCCCGACGGCTCGCTGCCGATGCCGCCGGCGAATGCCGCCGCGGTCTTTGGCGGGACACTGAGCGCGCGGGACGGCTGATGGTCATCCGCAGCTACACTTGCCTCAACCGCAACTGCCGCAATGAATTCGACAGTAGCGAGGATCATCCGCCGTGCCCGCGCTGCCGCGGCCTGCGCGTGCAATGGCTGCCGCGGCCGGTCAATATCAACAGCCGCGGCCGCGCCGCGGCGATCGACAAGACGGTGCGCGAACTGGTCGAGGCTCACGGCATGACGGATTTCCGCTCGCCGCAGCGCGGCGAGAGCGTGATGAAGCGGCCGACGCCGCCGCCGTCCGGCGAAGCGCACGCGTTCGAGCCGCAGCCGGGCTGGCGCATCAACATGCCGGACTCGGCCATGCAGGGCCGCGGCCATGCCGTATGTGCCACCACCGGCGTCACCGCCAAGGTCGCGGTGCCGTTCGACAGGGCGGTGCCGGCCTCGAAAACGCTCGGCGCCGCCTCGCGGATCGAGGGCAGCTATCGCCCCAAGGGCGGCATCCCGACATGATCGTCCCGCAGAAAGACCCCTACCGCGAGGAAAAGGTGCTGGCCGTGCGCGACGCCTGCCGGGTGTCGCTCGAAGAACGCCGGCAGATGTATTCGCGCCGCCGCGCCTTCTTCATGTTCGGCTGCGACGATAATCGCGAGGTTCGCTACAATCGTCTGTTCGCCCACTCCGACCTGGTCGCCTCGTTTCTCTATTCGCCCGACCACGCCATCTACAATCTGTCGGCGCCGCTCAATTCGCCCGACGACGTGGTGGCGCAGGCCCTGGCGCTGCAGGACGATTGGAACAACGAATTTCGCGACAGCGGTCTTGCCTACCAGTATGGCACGGCGCTGTTGTGGGCGCTGGTCTATGACAGCATGTTCTTGAAACTCGGCTGGAACGACGAGCGCGACAAATTGCTCGGCCGCATCGTGCTGCCGCATTCGTTCGGCGTCTATGACGAAAGCGAGCCCGATCTCGACGCGCAAGAGGCGTTCCTGCACATCTACCGCGTCCCTTATGACAACGCGGTGATCCGCCTCTATCGCGCCGGCCGCCAGGCCGACGTGAAGCGGCTCGGCGTCGCCACCGGCTCCAACATCGAGGATTTGCCGCCGGTGCTCAAGCAGTTGTTGATCTCGCAGACCGGCGGCATGAACATTTCCGGGAATATCATGGGCCAGGCGCCGCTCGATATTCAGCCGATGGTGCGCTACGAGGCCAAATCCGACATCGAGACGGTCGAGTTTCACGAATTGTGGATATGGAACGATGTCAGCGAGGACTATACGACCTTCATCATCGCCGCGCCCGACATTCTGTTGACCGACACGCGTGAGGCGATCAGCGCGCGCAAAGCCGCCAAAGGGGGCGACAAGATCGAGCACCTGTCCGACAGCAACGACTTTCTGCCGCAGGAACATGCCTTCGTGCCGATCACGCCCTATCCGTTGACCGATTATTTCTGGGGCGAGAGCCATTGCGAGCGGTTGATCCCGCTGCAGACCTGGACGACCGAGCGGCTGGATCAGATCGCGGAAATCCTGGAGCAGCAGGTCGACCCGGCCAAGGTGTTCTCCGGGTTCATGGGCCTGTCGGACGAGAAGGCCGGTGCGCTCGGCGGCCCGAACACCTGGGTGCTCGACGCGCTGCCCGGCGCCAAGGTCGAACGGCTCGACCCGAAGATGCCCGAGGATTTGTTCGCCGAAGTCAAGGAGATCGGCGCCATGTTCCTCGAAGCCTCCGGCCTCACCGAGACGGTCATCGGCAAGGGCGAGAAGAACGTGCGCGGCGGCGGCCACTCGAAGCAGCTGGCGCTCACCGGCTCCGGGCGCATCCGCAAGATCGCCGTCGGCCTGGAGCAATCGCTGGTGCAGCTCGGCGATCTCGGCCTCAAGTTGAAGATGCGCAACGACCCGAACGAGATTTTGCTGCCCGGCGGCGGCAAGTTTCTCCCCGCGCAACTGGCCGCCGACGACTGGAACATGCGCATCGCCGGCCACTCGCATTCGCCGCTGTTCCTCGACGAAAGCCGCGAGCTCGCCGCCGTGCTGTTGAAGGCGGCGGCGATCGACCGCGAGATGTTTGTGCGCTTGATTAACCCGCCGCAACGTGACACCATCATCACGTCGCTGCGCGCGCGGGAGAAAGTCGAAGCCGCGCAGCGCGCTCTCAACCCCGCCGCCCAGGGCGGCGGAAAGGCAAGGAAAGGAGAGACACATGGCGCGCAAAAAGGGCCGTCATAAGCGCCGCGGTCGGCGCTGATCACCCGAGACTGTTGGGGGAACGGAATGTACCGCCGGCAGCGGCCATCTCTGCCGGCGGTTTCAATTGGAAGTGACCTGTAATTTGACGCGGTGGCCGCTGCCGCCCTACCAATAGCTACGTTTGAACCGGGTGGGAGCACTGCGCCTTGCCGCCGTTGCCGCAACCGCCAATGACCGCCGGCGGTCCGTTGCCGGGAAAGCCGGCGTTGCCCGGCAATCCGATGGGCGGCCCGTCCGGTCCCGGCGCGCCGCCGATGGCCGCGCCCGGCGCCGGCGCCGGCAACGAGGCGGCCACCGATGCGATGGTCGCCGGCGTCATGCAGACGCTCTACAAGGCCCTGCAGGCTTATCCGCTCGGCAGCAAAAAGAACGGCGCGGTGCTCAACGCCATCCGCGCCTTGAGCGCGAATTTTGCCACCGAGAAAGACAACCAGCTGGTGCCGGCGGCGATCAGGCAAATGGGCCTAGCGGCCAAGCCGCAAGGCCCGATCGCCAACGCACCGATGCCGCCGCTCGCGGTCGCCGCGCCGCCCGGCATGCCCGAAGGCGGCGAACCGGCGCTGGCGGCCTGATGGAGAAAAAGCCATGACCACCTACGTCAGCGCCGGCAACCTGCTCTCGGGCTTCAATGCCGAAAGCCTGATGGCCGTCGAACTGCGCGTGCTGTCGAACCTGATGCAGCGCGAGATGGCGAACGAGTCGCAGGACGAATTGAGAATTCTGCGCAACGACCAGGCGTTCGAGCTCGGCATCGCACCGCCTGTCATACCGGGTAACTAACCGCGGCGCGTCTCGGCCGCCAAACACGGAGAAGGTCAATGCCCGTCATGTTCGGCACCGTCGGTGCCCCCTCGTCGACGTCCGCCGCCGATGCATCGAACCAAGCGGTGCTGCAAGGCAAGGCCGGCGAAATCATCAAGGCCGACCTGCACGGCTACGGCTATACCGCAGCCTACCGCGGCCGCCTGTTCCTTGCTGCGACCGCTGCCGCCGGCGTCACCATCCCGATTTCCTCGTCGACCTCACCGACCTTCACTCTCTACAATCCGATCGGCTCGGGCGTGGTCGCCGAGCTCCTCAAGCTCAACATCGGCATCACCAACGCCACCACCGTCGTGTCGCCGCTGCTGCTCGGGGCGATTTCCGGGCTCATCGTGGCGCCGACCTCGGTCACGGCGCGCTCCATCATCTCGGCAAACCTCGGCGGCGCCGGCGTGGCGCTGGCGCAGCTCTACACCGCCGCAACGCTGGCCGCGGCCGCCACCAACTTCCTCACCGTCGGCTCGGTGTCGGCGACCTCGGGCGCGTTCCCGAACCTCAACTACGACCTCAACGGCTGCCTGCTGCTGCAGCCCGGCTCGCTGGTTCACGTCTGCGGCACGGCGGCGCAAACCTCGGCGTCGACCATCTCGCTGCTCTACGCGGAATTCCCGCTGTAGGGCTTGAAGGAGAAACACCATGCCGGGACCGACAACGCTTCTCGAACCGACCGCCTGGGCGGTCACGGTCGGGCTCACGTCGGCCTTGTGCATCACCTCGAACCCGTCGCGCTTCGGCATCGTGTTCGTCAACAACGGGCCGGTGGCGGTGGCGATCTGCCCCGCCACCGTCATCCCCGTCGTCGGCGGGGTGCCGCAGCCGCCGATCCCCGGCGTTGCCGCCATCGGCGGACCCGGCTCGATCACCATGCAGCCCGGCGACAAGTTCATCATCGACAATCTGCCATGCTCGGCGTCGTGGAACGCGATCGCCGCCGGCGCCGGCGGCGTGCTGACCATTCTCGAACACCCGTAACGCTTGGAGGCTCATCATGGCGTTCAAGGAAGATTTTCACCCCAAGGCGCGGCGGCCGTCGATCGAGCGCAAGAAACAGGACGGCATGTTTCAGAACCCGCCGTCCTATCCGCAGCTCGGCGGCTTTTCCAGCGCCGGCAAGGAAGTGCGGCCCGAGCGGCCGCTGGCGCTCGAAAAGGGCGACCTCGTGCGCAAGGGCAGGCCGCTGTGAAGCGCTCGCGGCCGTGCAATTTCGCCACTCATCCGCTCTCGTCGTTCGGTCCCGGCGAACTCGGCAAGCATCATATCGAGGCGCGCACCGATCTGTTTATCGACCCCAACCATTATCTCGGCCTCAACGGCCCGCAGCACGGCATCGAGCCATCCTATATGAAACGCAGCGCGCGCGTAGCGCGCGCGCGTACCAAGATCGACCACGATGCGATCAGGCGCTCGCGGGGCTTGCGCAATGTCGGCGCGCCGGGCTGAAAGGTGAACGATCATGGCAGAGGAAAATTTTGACAACTACTCGCCCGAGACGCTGCAGGAACTCGGCAAGCTCATGCTCAAGATGTCGCGCAACAAGGACACGCGGCGATCGCTGATCCAGGGCGTCAAGAAGGTCGACCCGAATTACATGCTGCCGGGCGATCAGCAGGTCGAGGATTTGCGCCAGGAACTCGCCGACCAGCGCGCCGCCGACGAGGAAGGCCGCCGCGCCAGGGAAGTCACCGACCGTCTCGCCCGCCAGCGCGCCGGCTTGCTGGACGGCACGTTGATCCCCGGCCGCAAGTTCGACGAGGCCCAGGTCAAGGAAATCGAGGAACAGGTGATGCCGAAATTCGGCGTCTCCGACTACGAGGCGGCGGCCAAAATCTACGCGCATGACCTCAAGCCGCCGAAGCCGCACAATGCGTTTTCGCCGACCGCGACGTGGACGCTGCCGGAAATCCCCGGATTGCTTGAGGACCCGGTTAAGGCGGCGAAGGAGGCGGCGTACAAAGTCATCGACGAATTGCACGGTGCCGCCGCCTGACCGGCAGCACGCTAAGGGAGCAAGGCAATGCCTCAATACGGTAGTGGCATAATTCCCCAACAGGGCGCCGTCGCCGCCGAGCTTGCCGCGATTACCCGCCGCGCGTTCCTGCCCAAGGTCTATATCCAACTGTGGCGGTCGACGCCGATGATGGCGGCGCTGCTCGCTCACGCGCAAGTCGCCTCGGGCGGCCTGTCGCCGATCACGGTGCCGCTGCAGGGCAGCCCGATGGTCACGATCCAGAACATCGGTTACGACGGATCGTTCAACCAGCCGGGCGTGATCCCCGGCCTGCAGAACGCCGAATTCAATCTCAAGGGCTATCTGACGGCGATCCCGTTCCTCGGCATGGAAGGACTGGTGCAGGTCGATTACGCCGTGGTGCCGCTGATCGAAGCGCGTATGAACGACGCCACCAACGTCACGCTCGATCGCTTCACCAACGACCTCTACACCAACCTCACCAACAACCAGTCGATGATCGGCCTGCCCGGCGCAATCGACGACGGCACGTTCCTCGCCACTTACGGCGGGGTCAACCGGCCGATCAACACCTTCTGGAAATCGACCTACGTTCACAACGGCTCGCCGGTCACGCCGACGCGCAATCTGATGCTGCAGTACGTCGCCCAGGTCACCAAGCAGACCGGCGAAATCCCGCGCCTCGGCCTGATGGGCATGGGCACCTGGACGGCGCTGGCGCAGGACTTCACCAGCCAGGAACGCTACAACATCACGCCCAATCTCGCCTTCGGCGAGGGCAAGGTGCAGGCCGTGTTCCGCGCGCTCGATGTCGCCGGGGTGCCGTTCTACGCCGACCCGTACTGCCCGGAAGGAACGCTGTTCCTGATCAACAGCGATTATCTCTCGCTCTACATTCACGAGCGCGCCGGCTTCTACTTCACCGGCTTCGAGAGTACGCTGCCCAACGGGCAATTCGGCTACATCGGCGCGCTGTTGACGCTGCTCGAACTGGTCGATGTCAAATGCAAGGCGCACGGCAAGTTCGACAACATCAACTATCTGAACATCTAAAGGGAGCACGCACATGCGCATCGGCGGCGCCTTTACCTTCGGCCAGAACTCGGTGCCGGTGCCGCTCGCAGGCGGCGAGGTTTTCTACATGCCGCCGGGCAATTACCTCACTCTGCTCGGCACGCAAACCATCGCGCAATATTTCGACAACGTCGATCTGTGCTGGCGCAATCTCGGTCCGCCCGGTGGTTTGGTTTCGGTCATTTCCTCCGACGGCTTCAACTACCGCCTGGTCAACATGTCGGGCGTCGTGCAGGGCTTGCAGATCACCAACGCCGGCTCGGGCGCGACCGTGAACGGCATCGGCGCGGCGGTGACCGGCGTCACCATCGGCTTCGGCGCGGCACCGACGAACGGCATCGTCGCTGCCGCCTATCCGATCATCGGCGGCAAGCTCTCGGGCCTCACCATCGTCTCCGGCGGGTCGGCCTTCGCGTTCCCGCCAATGCTGTTCATCGACCCGCCGCCGCTCGGCGGCATTCAGGCGACCGCGACCTGCACGATTTCCGGCGGCGCCATCAACGCGGTGACGCTGCAGAACCCCGGCGCCGGCTATGTGGCGAACCCGAACGTGTATATCGTGCCGCAATGGGCCACCTATCAGGGCATCGGCGCCCCGGTGAACGCCGGCCCGCCGTCGACCGTCATCCCGCCCGGCACGCTGGCAAGCGGCACCTTCCAGCCGCCGTGGCTGCCCGGCGTGCAATGGCCGACCACCGTCGGCGGCGCGCAGATCACATCGAACGGCATCATCGGCTCGGGCACGCTCACCGGCGCGGTGATGACCTGCTACGGCCTCGGCTATACCGGCACCACCATCCCGACGGTCAGCTTCGCCGGCGGCGGGCTCGCCGGCGGCGTTGCCGCGACAGCGCTGATGGCGCTGTCGATCCAGTCGCTCGGGACCGGCGGCACCGTCGGCGTCGGCTACACCATCGGCACGCCCTGGATTTCTGACTTCGGCCAGCTGGTCGGCAACGACGGCTGCAACGGCATCATGGCGGCGCGCGTCGCCCGCGGCCGCATCGCCGCCACCACCGGCTTCACCGGCACCGCGGCGGTGGTCGAGGACCCAGGATGGGGCTTCCAGACCGTGCCCAACATCGGCACGCTGTTGTTCACCACGCAGCCGTCGACCGTGTCGACCACGACCGCGGTGTGCGGCGGCGTCGCCGACGTGTCGATCATCAACCCGGCGGTTGAGGAATAATTCCATGACCGAGTACGTCAATCTGAAAGTCACCAACAAGAACGACTTCACGATCCACGACCGGTTCGACGGCGTGCCGTACGATTTCGAGCCGGGCAAGCCGCTGGTGATCCCGGCCGATGCGGCGCAGCACATTCTCGGCTGGCTGCCCGGCATTGAAACCGAGGCGGTGCGCAAGTACGTCGAGAAGCGATGGGGCTGGAACACCCCGGAAATGCAGGCCAACGGCAACGCCAAGAAATTCTTCGCCAATCTCGAATTTGCGCCGGTGCGCTATCGCCTGATCGAGGTGGTCGAGAGCGAGGAAGTGGCCGACCCCCCGGCGGAAGCGCCGCCCCTTGCCGAGAACGAGCGCGGGCCGAAACCGGCCAAGGGGGCACGCACCAGCGCGGCCGCGTGACGATGACACATGTATCAGCTCTCCACCTACACCCTGCAGGTGCAGGAGCTCGTGCATGACACCGCGGCCATCGACTTCACGCAACCCGAGCTGACCAACTGGATCAACAACGCGCGCAACCGCGTCGCGCTCGATTTCCACAATGTCCGCTATTTGTTTCAGAATGCCTCGATCATCGGCGGTCAGGAACAGTATCCGATCCAGGGCGGCATCTATGGCCTGACCATCAACTCGGGCGGCCTCAACTACACTAACCCGACGGTCATTATTGCGGCGCCGCCCGCCGGCGGCGTGACTGCGACCGCCGCCGCGGTGCTGACCGGCGGCGTGATCAGCCAGATCAACATGACAAATTGGGGATCGGGCTACACGGCGATCCCCAACGTGACGGTCAGCGACGCGACCGGAACCGGCGCCGGGCTTACCGCGATGGCCGCCTTCAATGTTTTCGATGTCAATTCGATTTCGCCGCTGTGGGGCACGCAGCGCTACACGATGGGCTGGCTGCCGTTCACGCCGTTCCAGGCGTTCTGCCGCTCCAACCCGACCTTGAAGCGGCAGCCGGCGGTGTGGTCGCACATCGTCGAGGCCAATCTGATCTTCCTCTACCCGATCCCCGACCAGGCGTATTTGTGCGACATCGACGCCATCGGCCTGCCGGCACCGCTCGTTAATACGACCGATGTCGACACGCAAATTCTCGATCCGGTCGCCGATTGCGTGCAGTATTGGGCGGCGCATCTGGCACTCGCCAAGATGCAGAATTTCGAGCAGGCGGATTACTACGAAAAGAAATACGAGAAGCGGGCGCTGCAGATGACCCACACCCGCCAGGACCGCCGCATCCCCAACGTGTATCGCAACTGGTTCCGCCGCATCAACCGCTGGTGAGCCGATGCCCAAGCATCCCTCGCTCACCAGCATGCAGACGGCGACCAAGAATTATCTGGTTTTCGCCGAATTCAAGACGATGGACACGCAGCAGCAGCGGCAGGCGTTGCCTGTCGACCGCCTGGCGTGGTGCGAAAATCTGCAGCTGGTCGGGCCGAATTCGCTGTTGAGCGTGCCGGGTCCGGCGCCGGCATTGGCGATGATCGGCGGCCATCCGGCGCAGAAACTTTTCTATGCCTATCTCGGCGGCGTCGACTACGAAATCTATTGCTCGACCGACGGCTCGATGTACGCGGTCAATGCTTCGAGCGGAACTTCGACGCAGATCGCGCCGACCGCGACCTTCACCAATCCCGACGTGACGGTGTGGCAGTCCGCGGCTCTCTTGATCGCCGACGCGCTGGCCGGTTATTGCGCCTGGAACGGCTCGTGCCTCTCCCAGGTGGGCGGCGTCTCGCCGAACCTTATCGTCACCGCCGGCGGCTCCGGTTACGGCGCCGGCGCCACTGCGGCCATCACCGGCGGCCACGGCTCGGGCGCGACCGCCACCGTGCAGGTGGTCGGCGGCATCGTCGTCGGCCTGACGCTGACCAGTGCCGGCACCGGCTATCTCGCCGCCGATACCTTGACGGTGACGATCACCGCGGTGTCGGGCGGCTCGGGCGCGACCGCCACCGCGAAGGTATGGCCGACGCTACCAGTCACGCCGACGACGCTCGCGGTCTATCAGGGCCGCGTGTGGATCGCCGGCGGCCGCGTGCTGGTGTGGACCGGCACCGCCGGCTACGACGACGCCGCTTCGGCCGACGCCTACGGCTTCACCACGATCGCCGACGCCGATCTGGTCCACCAGATCACCGCGTTGCGCGCGCTCAACAATTATCTGTGGATTTTCGGCGACAACTCGGTGAAGCAGATCGGCACGATCAGCATCTCGGGCACCTCCACGATCTTCTCGATCATCACGCTCGCCTCAGATGTCGGCACCACCTTCCCGCTCACCATCCAGTCCTATAACCGTTTGGTGCTGTTCGCCAACAAGACCGGCGTCTATGCCGTGCTCGGCGCCTCGGTCGAGAAGCTGTCGGCGGAAATGGACGGCATTTTCCAGGACATCAATTTCGCCCAGTCGCCGGTCGCCGCGCTCAACGACATCAACAGCATCCGCTGCTATCTGCTGCTGGTGCGCTACAACGATCCGCTGCTCGGCTATCCGCGCTCGCTCATCCTCGTGTTTCAGAACCGCAAGTGGTGGGTCGCCTCGCAAGGCAATTCGGTCGCCGCGATGTCGACGGCGGTCATCGCCGGCTCGCTGGAAACCTTCGTCAGCTCAGGCAACGACGTGACGCAAATCCTCGAAAGCACCACGGCGGCGGTCAACATTCTCTTGCGCACGGCGCTGTCGCATCACGGCAAGCCGTGGATGGGAAAGAAGGCGCTGCGCGCCGCAACCGCGCAATCGTCGGCCTCGCTCGGGTCGATGAACATGACCATCGACACCGAAAACGGCTCGGTGGCGGCGAATTATTCGGTCAGCTTCCCAATCACCTGGCTCAACGCGCTCGGCCAGGTGGTCAACTGGGTCAACCGTCTGGCGCAACAGGTGATCTTTTCCGGCACCGGATTTTTGTTCCAGCGCGCGCCGGCGAGCGGCACCGGCATTTATCTGGGGTTGACGCTGTCGGGCTCGTTCACCAGCGGCTATAATTTCAACAATGGGATCGTCGAGTACCAAGAGACGACGGCGCTGGCGTCCAAGGTGTCGAACTGATGCCGTTATTTTTTCACGATACCTGCTTGTTCGGCGACCCGGTCGGCTTCTCGATCTACTGCCAGGAACACGCCTACGAGCATGTGCAATTCCTGAAACTCTATCAGGCCAAGTCGCCGCCGGTGCTGCTGCCGGACTATGATCTAGGCTCATGGGAGAACGAAAAATCCTTCGTCACCGAATGGCTGGCGACACACGAGGCGGTGCATGAGCAGTTGCGGGCGTTGACCGGCGTCTCAGGTGTCAATCTGGCCGATGTTGACTTGACCAAGGAAGCCGAGTGGTATGTGTGGATGGACGACCATCGCGCCGAGCATGGTGCCTTGCGCGCGGCCCTGGGGATCACAAGCTGATGGACGCGATCACCCGCCCCGCGGTCACGTTCCAGCCGGAAAAATTTTCCGATGTCTATGAGGAATGTGCGGCATTGGCGCCCGCGCACTATCAAGAAATTGCCGCCTATCAGGATATTTACAGTCTGAATTGGAACACTGCGGCCTATAAAAAAGCAGAGGATGCCGACCAAATAGCCGTTATTGCGGCACGTTCTGGCCTGCGGTTGGTCGGCTATTTTATTATGTTCATCATGCCTCATCCTCACTATGTCGGCACCTTGATTGCGACGGAGGACATTCATTATTTGGTGCCGGAATTCAGGAGGGGATGGACAGGAGCAAAATTGATCAGGGCCGCCGAGGCACACGCGCGCGAGCGTGGGTGCAAGGTCATATTTAGTCGCACCAAAGCCCGCCTGCACCATGATGCTTTTTACCGCAGGCTTGGCTATGAGCTGATGGACCTGACTTACACGAAACGGCTTGACGGAGATTAAGATGCCAGATGCCGCAGCGGTGATATTTGGCATAGCCGGCGGCGCCGGTGAAGCGGCGACAGCCGTGGCGCCGGAAGTGGCGACTGATGTTGCCGCCGCTGCGGGGCCGGCCGCAGCCGGTGCCGGTGAGGCCGCAGCAGCGGTGACCGCGCCTGAACTGGTCGGTGGCACGGCGGCGACAGCGGCGGGCGACGTTGCCGCGCTCGAAGGTCCGCTGGTCGGCGGCACGGCCACTACAGCCGACTTGGCGGCGCCCCCGACCGCGGCCGGGGCAGCGACATTTAGCGGTAGCGCATTGCCGTCCGCCGCCGGCACGGCAGGCACCGTCGCCTCGCCGACGGAGCTCTTGAGCGGGTCAACTGGGGCTACCGCAGCGTTAGACACCAGTAATGCCGGGTCGCCGTTTTCCGATGCCTGGAACCAAAACATCGTCGCACCGATCAATCAGGCTGGCGGTGTCGGCTCGCTCGCAACCGGCATTAACCAGCCAGGCGAAGCCTTTGGCACATCGGCATTTGCACCGTCGGACATACCGCAACAGACAGCCGCCCTGCCGCCGGGAATTATGTCACCTGGCGGCGAAGCCGTGCCATTTACGGAAGCTGGCACCGGCACCTCTGTGACACCGGCGGCGGCAAATGCGCTTGATACCGGCGCGCTGGCGCAGCCGGGTGCCACCGTCAGCACGACGACGACCGGAGGGCCTAGCGTCGGGGCTCCTACCGATCTTAATGCCCCGACGGCTTCCACGTCCGGTGTTGCAAGCCTGCTATCGAGCCAGAACTTGAAAACCTTGGCGCTCGCCGCGCCGCTCGGCGTGCTTGGCTATGACGTGCTCCGCGGCGAGCCGTCGCTGCCGCCCGCGGCCGAGCAGGCAGTCAACCAGCTCGGGCCGACGGAACAGCTTGCCAACCAATATCTCGGCTATGCCGAGCAGAACGAAGTGACACCGGCACAGGCGGCACAAATCCAGCAATACATACAGAGCGCGACCGACGCGCTCTATCAGCAATATGCCGCGATGGGCGTCGATCCAAATTCAGACAGCGGTTACATTTCTGGCGTTGCACAGATCAACCAAAACGCGCTCGCCATGCAGGCAAACTTCATTCAGACGATGGTATCAGACGCAATCTCGGCCGAGGGCGCCGTGTCAAACACGCTGATGGCGGCAGCGCAGATACAAGTAGCGCAAGACACGGCGTTCCAGCAATCCATCACGTCGGCGGTGACCGCGCTCGGCACGGTCGCTGCGATCAGCGCCATTACCACAAAGGCATAATGACATGGCGGACGATCTGCTTACCTATGATCCATTGACGCCTGGCGGCACCGGCACCGCGGCCGCGCTCGCCGGCGCGCCGGCACCGACGAGTAGGCCCGGCGATGATGCCATCAAGGAATTTTCTCGCCTCAGCCAGGAAGATCAAAAACTGATGCGGCAGAGACAAGAGGAGTTGGCCCCCGCCTATAAAGCCTACGGCGCGGCAAGCGAGCAATATGTGAGCACCGGCCGTGAAGCTCTCGCTCGGCTCAAAACACAAACAAAGGACATCGAAAAATACACGCCCGAGAACATCCAGCAATCGTCGATGCAGTGGATGGCGATCGCGGCCGCGCTCGGCAGCTTGTCCGGCGCCTTCTCCCGCTATCACGCCACCACCGCGCTCAACGCATTCGGCGGAGCGCTGCAGGGATGGGCCAACGGCAATCTGATTAAAATGAACGAGAATTTCAGGGTGTGGAAGGCGAGTGCCGAGGCGGTGCGTGACAACAATGAAAAGGCGCTGCGCGAATATACCGAAGTCATGCAGAATGCCAAGCTGAACCTCGACCAGAAAGCGACGCAGGTTCAGATGATCGGCGCCAAGTATCAAGACCAGCTCGCGATCACTGCCGCGCAGAAGAAAGACTTGTTCACGATGGCCCAGTTGATCGACACGCGCGAGGCGAGCCTCCGCACCTTTGTGACGGACACCGAGAAGCTCAATGTGATGAAGCAGCACTATGAGACGATGGAAAAAATAGCGCTCGAAAGGTTAGAGAACCCATCACTAAACACCTATGAAGGTCTAATGAAAATGGCGGAGGATATTTGGTCAGAGCCCGATGAGCGCCGTGCGCGGGCGAAGTTCAGTCTCATTCAGATGAAATATCCGTCGAGCAACGTCAAGTTTGAGAACCTGCGTCCCGAACAACAGGAACAGGCGAGCCGCGTGCGTACTTTTCTTGAGAGTTTCTTGGACGGCAAGGACCGCAAGACCGCGGCGGCAGAAGCGGGACTGCAGGTGCCTATGATCGCCGCGCCTAGCGCACCCGCCGCGACACCCGCTGCTGGCGCCCCTGCCGCGCCTCCTGGCGCGTCGGCGCCGGCGGCCGCACCAACGTCGCCGGTGGCACCGGCGAGTGGAACCGCGGCGCCGTTGCGTTTCCCCAAAAGCCCAACGGCTCCAGAGTTGCAGACTGAGGTTTACGGTCCGCCGCCGAGAACGGCTACGCCGGCCGGGGGGCCTCGCTCGTTCGCGTTTCAACCGCCCGCGGTCAGCGGCAGGCTTGACGGGAAAACCGAACAGACAGCGTTTCGGCTGACGCCAGGATACGAAAAACAGCAGGCGGCGAGGCTCCCGCCCGGCACCTGGTTCATCAACCCGGCCGACGGCCGTCCGATCCAGAAAGGCGCACAAGCCCCGGCCGCACCCGCCGTCGCCGGTCAAACCGCGACGGATGCGCTAGGGGCGCCATGACATGGCCGGCCCCGATCTTTCCTATCTCGGCGCCGATGCTGCGATCGCGCCCGCCCCGGCAACCGCACTCCCCGCGCCCGCCGCGACCGCCAGGACCGGCACGCCCGCGGTAAGTGCCCCACCGGATTTGTCCCATCTCGGCACTATGGGCCAAACTGGCCCCGACCTCTCGCACCTTGCCGCGCCTGCCAAGCGCAAACCCATCGAATTCACACCGCTCACCACGCTCAAGAGAACTTTCGCGAAGAACATGCTCGATCTTATTGATGGTCTTAACGAATTTGCTCAAGCCCATACCATCGGCGGCAAGGCATGGGCGGGCGTCGAGGCGGTCGCCGCCGGCCTGTCGATCCCGTTCACGCCGATCGAGGCCGGCCTGACCGAGTTTGCCGGCAAGCCGCTCGAAGCGTTGACCGGCATCCCGGCGCCATTGACCGGCGAAATCGGCTCGCTCGGCGCCATGCTGCTGCTCGATCCGATCGGCGGCGCCACGACGGTCGCGCGCGCGGTGCGCGGGGGTCGCCTTGCATCCGACATCATCGGCAAGCTGGCGCCGGAAGCGGTGAGCGAGGGTGCCGGCCGGATGGCCGGCCTCATCCGCGAAGCCGCCTCGCTTGAGACGACGCACAATCAGCGCGTGCGCCTGGCGCTGCAGCGCTACCGCCGCGAGATCGACCGCCAGCCCGACCCGTGGCAGTGGGCAGTCAAAATTCAGCAAGGGCACCAGCCGCAGGCGACGCCGCTGCTGCAGGAAGCGGCCGACGTGTTCCGCAAGCTGCAGGACGAGACGACGGTGAAGCTGCAGCAAATGGGACAGCGGCTCGGCAAGAACATTTTGCCCGACGCCAACAAGTTTTATTTCGGTCAGCGGTGGGCCGAGCGCGGCGAGGCAGAGGCGCTGCAAGCGCTGCAACAGGGCAAGCGCCCGCTTACCGGCTCGGGTTCGTTCCTGCGCCAGCGCACTTATCAGGACATCGCCGAGGGCCTTGCAGCCGGCGAGAAGGTCGCTTTCGACAGCCCGATCGACATGGCGCTGTTCAAGTTTCAGGAACAGCACCGCTTTCTGTACGGCACGCAGCTCGCAGGGGCGATCAAGAAAAGCGGCTTGGCAAAATTCTACCGTTCCGGCCAGCGCGTTCCGCTCGGCTGGAAGGAAATGGACGATCGTGTATTCCGGGCGATCCTGCCGCGCGCCGAAGGCGGCGCCGGGCCGCAGCTCGCCGGCAAATGGTGGGCGCCGGAAGATGTCGCCAAGGTGTTCAATAATTACGTCGGCCCGTCGAAGGCGCGCGGCGCATTCCCCGACAGCATCCGGGCGATGGCGATGGGCCTGAACATGGCACAGCTCGGCCTCTCGGCGTTCCATGCCACGTTCACCACGGTCGACGTGATGATCAGCCAGCTCGCGCGCTCGATCATGAGCGCCATGCGCGGGCATTTCGGCGAGGCGGCGATCCAGGCGCTCGCGGTGCCGACGGCGGCGGTCACTACGGTGCGCCGCGGCGGGCGGCTTTACCGCAACCTGATGAACCCGGAGAACCTGAGCAAAGAAGAAAAAATGCTGACCGAGAGCTTCAACCTCGGCGGCGGCCGGGCGAGCATGGACTGGTACATGAAGGCTACCGACCGATCGCTGGTGCGCGGCCTGCGCGACGGCACTTTCATTCGCTCGATCCAGCACGAATTCGAGAAATCTCCGCTTGCCGAAGTCCTCAAGCTGCCGTTCCAGATTGCCGGCGCCGCCGTGTCCGACATCGCCTATCCGATCATGGAATATCTGGTGCCGCGGCAGAAGCTCGGCGTGTTCGCCAACCTCGCGTCCGACTGGCTGCGGCGCAACCCCAATGCCACGCGCGCCGCATGGCAGCACGAGATGATCAAGATTTGGAACAGCGTCGACAACCGTCTCGGCCAGATGGTGTACGACAACATTTTCATCAACAAGACCGCAAAAGACATCATGTTCATGACCGTTCGCTCGGTCGGCTGGAACATGGGCACCATTCGCGAGCTCGGCGGCGGCGTGGTCGACGCGGCCAAGGCGATTTCGGCGCTGCGCGCGGGCGACCAGGCCGAATTCACGCACCGCATGGCCTATGTGATCGCCATGCCGATCGTCACCGGGATCATCGGCGCCGCGCTCACCTACCTTTACACCGGCCGCGGGCCGCGCGAGATGAACGACTATTTCTTCCCGCCGACCGGCAATATGACGCCGCGCGGGGCGCGTGAGCGCGTGATCATCCCGAGCTACATCAAGGACGTGCTCGAATACAACAACGAGCCGGTGCGCACGGTGGTCGCCAAGCTCAACCCGCTGTGGGAGACGGTGATCGAATTCTACAACAACCGCGACTTCCACGGCGGCCTGATCCGCGATCCTCGCGGCGACTTCGTGAGCCAGGCGCGCGATCTCGCCGTCTATATGGAAAATCAAATGCTGCCGTTCTCGATCCGCTCGGCGAAGCGTCTGGGCAAGGAAGGGGCGGCGCTGCCGCAACAGGTCGGCTCGTTCTTCGGCTTCCAGGCAGCACCAGCCTGGATCACCGACCCCGAGCGGGCCGAAATGTGGCAACGGCTGCAGGACATGCGGGCACTGCGGCGGCGGATGCGCGGCGAGGCCACGCGATGACCCGTAATGTGCAAAAGGACGATGAATTCTTTAAGCTGCTGGAGAAGGGCGTCCGCGACGTTCTCAACGACAAGGACGCCAAGGCGGCCGACCGATTGAAGGCCATCGAAATCGGTGCCAAACTCCTGCAGGTGCGTTACCGCATCAAGGGCAGCGAGGGAGGTGAGGATGGATCATTCTTCGAGCGTTGACCCGGCCGACGAATATGACGGCCCGATCCCGCCCGACAATGTGACGCCGCTGCCCGGCCGCAACGAGCCCCTGGCCCGCTTCCACATATTGCCCGACAGGGAGCCGCCACGCGCGCGACGCGATTATGTCGCGGTCATGACCGCCGCGCTCGACGTGCTCAATGCGCGCCTGCTCGGCCTCATCGCCACGGTCGCGGCCTGCGTCATGTGGGGGTTCGCCGTTTATGACCCCTCGACGCTGCGCAGCTTGGCGGCAATCGGGTTTTCCGTAACCGTGCTCGCACCGATCGTGCTGTTGTATTGGCGGCGAGGCCAGCCATGAGGACCAGATTGATCCGCCATGCGCGGTGGTCGCTGTTGGCGCTGATGGCGCTCTTGGTCGCGGCGCTGTTGCGCGGCGACGCGGAGTTGTTCTGATGCCGGCGGAGCGCTTCACCCGCAAGGCCGACACGCCGAAGCGCAAGCGGCAGTGGTCGCATGTCGAGCGCTCGATGCTCGAACGCGGCGCCTCACGCGGCGCCGCAGTGCGCGCCGCCAATGCCGCAGTGAAACGCTCCCATCGGAAATCCCACCGGCGATCGCGCCGGCACTCGCGGAGATAAATCGTGCCGCTGCACAACATCCCGGAATGCCAGCATGCGATCGTGAACAGCGCCGCCGGCGGGACGCTCGCCATCGTTTCCGGCGTGACAGCGCCGAAGCCGCAGCGCGTGGGTATCTATCGCATGATCCTGTTCGTCGGGGCGGCCACGACGCTGACGTTGCAGGACACGGCATCGAATGCCTTGGCGGCGCCGTGGACGTTCGGCGCCGGCGGCGGCTCGCTGGTGCTCGACACGCCGATCAACGGCGATCCCTGGTGGCAGGCCGGCGCCGGCCTCGGCGTTCAATTTTCTTCGACCGCGGCGGTGCAGGTCAGCGCCGACATCTGGTATCTGCAGGGGCCATGACATGAGCGTGGGCAAAGTCGAACCTACCACACAAGGCATGCTCGCCATCGACGCACTGCTTGGTCTTGTCGACTTGATCAAGGAATTCATCAAAGACCCCGACGCGATAGCCGCCCGCGTCGAGGGCTTGCGCGCCGCGGAACAGGCCGCTCTTGACGCCGAGGCCAAGCTGGCGGAAGCGGTCAAGGCCGATGCGGCGCGCAAGGCCGAGTTAACCAGGATGCACGACGATCTGAACGAGAAGATAGATGCATTCCGAGCCGACCGCGCCGAGCACCAGCAGGCGTTGACGGCGCACCAGGCGGCGATGCGCGATGTGGCAAACCAGCGGGCCGCGCTGGCAACGACGCAGCAGGAAACCGACCGCCAAGTGGCTGAGCATCAAAACGAATGGCAAGACAGGGTGGGGCAACTGCGTCAACGGGAAGCCGAGGTTCAGGCGCGCGAGAACGCGGCCGCCGAGCGCGAACGGCAGATTGCCATCAACGAAAGGCGCGTCGCCGGCAAGCTGAGAAAGATACAGGAAGCGGAGGCGCTGTGAATGAATGAGCGCGCTGGTCCCCGTCACTTTTCCGCTGAGTGCGTTGCAGCCATCGACAATCGTCGCCTCGGCATCCGGCGGCACGACGATTGTAGCGGCGACAGCGGGATTGCGCGTGCGGGTGATGTCGCTGCAGCTCATCGCCTCGGCCGCAGTCAATGTGAAATGGCAATCGCATGTTCTTCCGACTGATCTCACCGGGCTCGCCTACATGGCCGCGAACGGTGGTTATGTGCTGCCGTTCAACGAAACTGGCTGGTTTTGGACGCTGGCCGGGGAAGCGCTGGACATCAATCTATCGGCCGCCGTCCCCGTCGGCGGCTCGCTCACCTATACGCTGACGCCATGACCTTGCTGCGCACATCGCACGACGGCGAAATGACCCTGGATCACACGGCGAGCCCAGGCATCCCCGCCGCGGACGCGGAACGGCTGGACATGCCTGCCGAGCTCGTCGGCGAGGGCAAGAAGATGACTGCGGCGGTCATGGGCTGCCCGCACTGCGGCGGCTGCCAGATGCTCAATCCGATGCGCAAGCGGCCGCGCAATGTCTGCCACAAGTGCGACAAGTATGTTTGCGATATTTGCGCCGGCGTGATGCGCCAGCCAGGCTATGTCCACCGGACCATCGAGGAAATCGCCGCGATGGTCCACTCGGGCAAATGGAAACTTATGGGTTCCATGTCCAATCCGATGATGATCCCGGTGACGGAGGCTGTCGATGGCTAAAAGGCTCTTTACCTCGCAAGGACTGACGTTCACGGGCCAGGCCGCCGGCTCGGTGATCGGCACGGCGTCGAGCTACATGGCATTGAAGGGCGGCGCCTCGACGCAGATCATCGACGTGCTGGAAATCTTCATTTCTGGCATGGCAACCGCATCGACCGTCGCGGGAATGATCATGGACAGGGTTTCCACGCTGGAAACGACGCCGACGGCGCTCGCCGCGCCCAATCGCGACGGCGGCATGAACCCCAGCATCACCGCACTGGTGTCGGGCTCGACCGTCGTTCCGTTCGTCACCGCCTCGACGCAGCCGACGCCGTCGAACACCGTCACGGACATTGCGCTCAATCTCGCGCTCAATCTGTTCGGCGGCATTGTGCGCTGGAACGCGGCAACGACGCAGCAATGGTGGATCATCGGCAACACCGCGCCCGCAGGCGAGAGCATATTGTTCAATTCCTCGACCGGCGGCGGCTCGACGGGCTTGGCCAACGCCCATATCATGTACGAGCCCTACTGATCGGCGGCTATGAGCATCGGCACGCCGACGCCGTTTGTTTACAGCAATGGCGGCGGTTCCGGGGTCACCTCCGGCAGCGCCGTCACTCTTAACGCAGCGTCGGTCCCTGCCGGCGCGTTGATCGTTCTCTATGTAGGCTGTTTTAGCGTCACCGACGTAGCCGTCAGTACGGCTTTGGACTCGGCCGGGAACAACTACCACAAGGATGTCCAGAGTACGCCTACCGCTGGCCTCTACACCAACGCGATCTTCTCCTGCCCCAACTGCAAGGCACTGACCAACGGCAGCAGCACAATTACCTGCACGGTGGCTAGCGGGACTTACGCCGTCGTTGGTGTCTATGTCACCGGAGCTAATGGCGGTCTGGATAAGAGCAACCAGGCTACTTCCACGACATCTGTCGAGACTCTTTCTGCCGCAACGGGCACGCTTAGTGTTGCAAGTGAATTTATTTTTGCCGGGATAAATTTAAATTCGCCAGCTACAACGTTTACGGAATCGAGTGCGTTCACGCAAATTGAGGCAAGCCAGAATTGGCCAATGACCGGTGGCTGGGGCATTGACGTAGCCACTGATGTAACAAGCGCGACGACCTCAGTGGCATACGCGCCGAGCTGGACACCCGCACAGGGGTGCAACTCGGTCATCGCGTCGTACATGGCATCCGTACCAATCACAAATTTAGATTGGCCGCTGCCGATCCCGCCGCCAAATCCGCCGCCACCGACGATCACCGCGAGCTACAATCCGAACCTCGTCGGCCAAGATTATTTTCCTCCGGGCCGACTAGCCAACATGGCCGACTGGCCGCTGCCGC